TAACCTATTCCATGGGATATGGCAGGACGCAATCAAGGGCAAGAGCGAGTACATCGCCATCTTCGTTCCCTGGTTCTGGCAAGAGGAATACTTCATCCTGCCGCCCATGGGGTTCGTGCTCGATGCCGAGGAGGCGGACTACGCTGATCGGTACAAGCTGAACGCTGGCCAGATGTTCTGGCGCCGCCTGAAGATCCAGAACGACTTCCGGGGCGATGAGTCGCTATTCGATCAAGAGTACCCAGCAACGCCCAGCCTGGCCTTCCAGCGGGTCGCTGGCAACCCTTACATCCCTGCCACGCTGGTTGCCAAGGCGATGAACGCAACGGGCACCGAGGCGCGCGGGGCTCGCATCATGGGCGTCGATGTGGCCGAGTATGGCGACGATGACACGGCCATTGCCAAGCGCTGCGGCCGGGTGATCGAGCCCATTCAGGCGTACCACGGCCGGGGGCCGATGGAGGTGGTCGGCATCGTGGCGAGAGAGGCGGACGTCTATGATCCTGACATCATCAACGTGGATTGCACCGGCGTCGGGTCCGGGGTGGCTGATCGACTAATCGAGCTGGGCTACCCGGTGCAGCGGGTCCATTTCGGCTCACGCGCCATCCGCGAGGAGCAGTTCCGGGACCGCCGCGCTGAGATGTACGGCGAGTTTAAAGAGTGGTTAGAGGACTTTCCGTGCCAATTGCCGGACGATGATGTGCTCGCCGGGGAGATAACCGGGCCGCAATACACCTACGATTCGAGTCGTCGGGTGGTGCTGGAGAGCAAGGAAAAGATGAAAGAACGTGGAATTAAGTCACCGGACAGGAGCGATGCCGTAGCGCTGACCTTCGCAATTACGGTTCTACCTCGCCGAAAAGACGCTGAAACGCGAAGAAAGCGGAAATCCAACTGGCGGATCGGCTAAAACAGGTAATAGGTTACCTGACGCGGAGATCGTTGTGCTGCAAGGGTCTCCGTGGTTTTTAGGGTGTTTCAGGTACCAGAAGGCACCAGTTGTCTACTCTCTGCGTATACAGAGAGATATATGTTTACCTTTTCTAAAAACATATATCTTCCTGCGTATAGACAATATAGCTTGTTACTTGATACCTAGTTACCTAATAAGAGGGTTTAGAGAAAAGAATACAGAAGTTATCCAGCAAAACGAAAAACGATTTGAAAACTAGTTACCTCGATACTTAGCCTCGCGGCCTGCCTCCAAACGGCCTCGAAAATAAACTACCCCTCCGATCTTGGTGCAGGGTTATAAGGCGGCATTACTCCCAGCCAGTCCGCCGCCATGCTTATTCAACTCAGCCCGACACGAGATACCCCGAAACCCGTTGAGGGCAGCGACGAGCTGATCCTGCGGCCAAGTGAGGGCATGTCCGTTAAGCGAATGGAATCCTTCCTCGAAGAGATCCGAACGCAGCCCGCGTGGCGCCGGCAAGCAGACAAGGAGGCCGACTACTATGACGGCAACCAGCTGACCGCCGAACAGATCGATGAGTACGAAGGACGAGGCTACGCGCCGCTGATAACCAACCTAATCAAGCCGACAATCGACGTGGTGCTGGGCATGGAAGCGAAGACCCGATCGGACTGGATGGTCCGGCCGGAGGAGGGCGAGATCAACGCGGATCTGGCTGAGGTGCTGAACGCCAGGCTACACAAGGCGGAAGTCGGCAGCCGTGCTGACCGGGCTTGCTCTGATGCCTACGCGGACGCCGTCAAGGTGGGCCTAGGCTGGGTGGAAGTCAGCAAGCCGTCAGACCCCTTCGACTTCCCGCAACGCGTCCGCCGCATTCACCGGCGCGAGATATTCTTCGACTGGCGCAGCGGGGAGCCTGATCTGTCAGACGCACGCTACCTGGTGCGGAAACGCTGGATGGACGAGGATGCAGCGGTTGGTATGTTCCCTGACCACGCCGAGCTGATCCGCAACTGCCTGCAAGGCTGGGCACACTGGGACAGCGTCACCGCCGTGAATAACAGCTATGCGCTTGAGCTGGCCCGAGCACTGGACGTACAGCGCGGCTTCAGCGTCGAACAGTACGAATGGCTGAACACAATACGCCGGCGCATCGCGGCCTACGAGGTCTGGTACCGGACCGTCACCAAGGGCCATGTCCTGCGCCTGCCTGATGGCCGTGTCGTCGAGTTTGACCGCAACAAGGACGAGCACGTCGCTGCCGTCTATAGCGGCACGCTGCAGCCGATCCCGGCGATTTTCAAGAAGGTCAGGCTGTCCTGGTGGCTGGGACCGCACCGAATCAGCGACGAGGCCTCGCCTTACGGCCATAACCTCTTCCCCTATGTGCCGGTCTGGGGTTACCGAGAAGATCGAACTGGGACGCCGTATGGCCTCATCCGGGGCATGTTGTCGCCGCAGGATGAGATCAACGCCCGCCGCAGCAAGATGCTTTGGTTGCTTAACTCACGCCGGGTGATTGCTGATGGTGATGCCGTGGTCGATCACGACGAAGCACGCGACGAAGTAGGGCGCCCGGACGCGTACATTGAACTCAACCCCGGGCGCCGGCCGGACAGCCGATTCGATGTTGAAGATGGTGGCCAGTTAGCCACGCAGCAGTTCCAGGTACTGGAAGCCGCGAAGAACGAGATCCAGCAGGCCAGCGGCGTGTTCCAGTCTATGCTGGGCGATGCCAAGGGCGGCGCCAGCTCAGGCCTGGCCATTAACAGCCTGATCGAGCAGGGCGTCACCACGCTTGCCGAGATCAACGATAACTACCGTTTCGCCCGTCGTCTGATCGGTGAGCAGCTGCTTGAGCTGATCGTCGACGACCTGGCCGAGCAAGGCCCGACCACGGTCTGGGTTGGTGAGGATGACCAGAAGCGCGAGGTCGCCATCAACCAACCAGGCGTCGATGAGATGGGCCAACGCACCATCATCAACGACGTCACCAAGGCCCGTGTGGCCATTGTCATCGACGACGCACCGACCAGCCCAACCGTTCGCATGCAGCAAACGCAAGCACTGGCCGAGATGGTCAAGGCCGCCCCGCCGCAGGTGCAAGGCTTGATCTACGACATGGTCATCGATGCAATGGACTTGCCAAACAAGCGGGAGATCATCAAGCGTTTGCGTGGCGCCATGGGTATGCAGGGACCAGACGGCCAGCCGATCGACCCGGCCGCAGCGCAGGCACAGCAGCAAGTCGCCCAGATCCAGCAAGAAGCCCAGGCGCAGATCCAGCAACTCAGCCAGCAACTGATGGACGCCCAGGCGCAGCTGAAGAACAAGGACGGCGAGCTCGCCGTCAAGAACCGGGAAGTGGGCATCAAGGAAGCCGATCTGGCCATTAAGGCAGCGGCCGCCCAGGCCAACCCAGACCAACTGAACGCCTTGGTACAGCAAGCGATTGCACCCATCGTCGAACACCTTTCTGCACTTTTAAGCGGTTCCGGTCTTGGTGCAGCTGCACAATCCGCACAACAAATTCAAGGAGGCCAAAATGGCTATCAGAACACCAACGGTTGAAATAATTGGCGAGCGCCAAGTCCGTATTACCTGGTCCGGCCTGCTTAACGGCGACAGCGGCGCACCCATTGATTGGGGCAACTTCATGGACCGATCGGCCCAAGTGAAGGGCACATTCGGTGCAGGCGGCTCCGTCACCATGGAAGGCAGCAACGATGGCAGCACCTTCAATCCGTTGTCTGATCCTCGCGGCAACGGCCTGGCCATCACCACGGCCAAACTGGAACAGGTAGAAGACGTCAGCTACCAGATCCGCCCCAACGTCACGGCAGGGGATGGCACGACCAACCTGACCGTGGTCCTCTTTGCACGAAAGGTGATCTGATCATGTCCGACAAAATCAACGCAGCGAAAACCATTCGCAACCTGGCTAACCTCTACCGTGATATGGATGCCGCCGCCCAAGCACTGGAATCTATTGGCTCGCTGGAGCAGGCCACCCTGGAAGCCAGCCGCGCCACCGACGCAGCGCGCGCTGAGCTGGGCGACTTGAATCTAGCAAAAACCGCAGCGACTATCGAAATCGACCGCCTGAATGACGAAGCCAAGGCTATCGCCAAGGAAGCCAAGGAAAAGGCCACAAAGATGCTGGAC